TGTTCGAGGGAGATCCAGATTCGGCGAACGTGTTCGATAGACCAGCGTATATCGAGAAAGTAATTGCCAAGCGTCCAGGTAAGCCGATGACTCCTGAGGAGATCATGCAGAAAGTCAATTCTTTTTGCAAGATAGATTCGTCGGATATGAAAGCTTTAGAAGCAGCGATGAATACATGGGAGATGAATCGAAGGGAAGAAGCTATCGCGATACACGCTAAGCGTATTGAAGAAATACGAAACGAAGGATTGGCAAAAGGAACAGATCCAGAGCGAATTAAAAACAGTATTGATAGAGAGAACCAGCAGAAGCAAAATTTCCTGTATTTGATGCGAGCGTTCATGCCTGGAAGTTCTGTATCGGTTTGGGAAAGTGGACCTTCTGATGGTTTGGATGTTATTCCAGGGGTAGTTTTGTCTATCGAGAGAAAAGGTAAAGAAGGCAACCCCTTGTCTCTTTCGAAATGGCGAGCTGAAATAGCGATTGGTTCTCCAGATCGCATTATTAGGATGTCGCTTTCCCAGCTTAGAGTCGCATCGGATCAAAACGACAAGTCAGGTCGAAACAGCGATTTAGAGGAAGACACTGAAGATAACGTAAAGATTTTTCCGAACCGAGAAATTGTCAGCAAAAGTGTATTAGATGATTTCGTTGAGTCTGAAGTATCGACTATGGAAACGCGGTATATCGGGACTGGAAACATCCTGGCTGCGTTTAATTTGTTCCGAGAGCAAAAGGGAAGGGTAACGTTCTTTCGCGACTCGGATGGAAATCTTCAAAGAGGCGTCTTGCTTCCGCGACGATTCAAAATCGATAAATGGATTAAGGACCAGCCTGTTGGATTTGATAAAGCAGAACAAATACAGCAATTCCTAGCATCGGGCAATAACTTACAAACACCAGACAGGGCGCTAAGCGTTATGTCTGTTCGTGGTGAGCTTGTTTTGAGAGCGCCGAAGTCGAAAGCCAGAGGTGGAAAGTACACGCTAAATCAGGTAATCCTGAAAGCGTCGTCGCCACAAGAGTTTGTTTCCATTGGCTCCAGGATGGAGATGGTGGTTGACAACCCTGCAAAGCAAAATACTGTCATCGAGGCAATACTTTCCATTTCTGGATTGCAGGCTACGACGGAAAAGGAACTTGCTAGAAGAATCAAGAGCGAAGGCGTACCGAAAGACAGCAGCGGCTTGAGTGCAAAAATCAATGAGTTGCCAGATACGGAAACGTTGATGCAAACCGAGCCTGATGACGTCAATGCTTCCATCCGAACGCAAGCCTTGGACATTGCTTTGGCGGCTGAGGATGCGGGAATCAAGACGTTTGATAGGTTGGTTGCGTATTCGGTCAAGACAGTCGGCGAACGTCGCACACGCGAAATTGGAGCGTATCTAAGGCTTGCTGCTGATGTGGCTGGTTTTGCTGGCGTTCGTCAGGTCGGCGATGTTCTTGGAACGGCAAACGTCACCAGGGAGCAAGCTGTCTCGTTTGCCAAGGCGGCGTTCCCGATGTTGTCGGACGAGCAGACTGAGGCTGGAGTAGCGATATTGGAGCAGCTTGGTTTGCTGAACAAGGTTGGTTTGGCACCTGCAGGAACTCCGATTCCAAGTTTGCCTCAAGCTGATGATTCTATTGTTCGCGGTGGAGAGCAGATTAAGTCAGACAGGGTAAAAGGCTGGACGCAGTTCATTTCTGCCACCAGGGCTATCATTGGGGCGACCAATAAAGCGGACGTATCGACGTTCATTCACGAGTTCTTCCATCCGACTCGCAAATTCCTTCTGGATCGCAGCATTCCGCAAGACCAGAGATATGGCATTACCGACGAAGATATCAAAGCGTTGGAGGAATATTCTGGAGTTGAAGATGGCAAGTGGACTCGAGAAGCAGAAGAGAAAGCAGCGAAGGCTTGGGAGCAATACTGGTTCGAAGGTCGTTCTCCATCAAAATCACTCAAAGGTATTTTTGAGAAGATGGCTCGTTGGATGCGAGATGTGTACAGCGGCATTCAGCAAATCACTGGTGGTCAGTTGCCGCAAGAAGTACGTGCACTGTTTGACAAGTTAGTGCAGCGAGGCGGAGACGGGCAATTTACTGACACGGTGTCAGTAAATGAGGACCCAGACACAACAAGCATTAAGAACGCCGCAGTAAACGAACTTCGCGCTAATCGTGGAGAGCCTGCTTTGGCTGACGTGGCGTCTCAAACGCAACAGCAGTGGCTTGATGCTGCAGATTCAATGCTGCAAGACGACCCAATGATTGGCGATAGGTTAGTAAAAGAGCTTAACGCGAATGCTCGCAACTTGAGCAACATTGAAGTTGCTGTAATGCAGATTCATTATCGGCAGTTAAATAATCAACTAGAGAGAGCTTCAGACCGATTGTTTAAGGCGAAGGACGATAAGGATTCAGTTGCTTCAGCGCAGGCGATGATGGATACGGACATCATCATGAATGCTCTTGCGGAGATGGAAGAAGCTACCAAGAAAGCTGGTAGAGAGTGGGGACGTGCGGGTGTCGCTCGACAAATCGCTTTGGAAAAAGACTTTTCTTTGGCTGCATTGATGCGAAAGGCTCGTATTGCCAATGCGGGAAATGCTTTAGACGAGAAGCAGCAAGAAGAAATGCGAGCACTCGCCAAGAGGGTAGCTGAACTTGAAGGGCAGTTGGCTAAAGCGAACCAAGAAAAGCTTGATGCTGAGCGAGAGAAGAATGTCGATGCGCAGATTGAGGACAGCAAGAGCAAGGCTGTGCCGATTCCAAAAGCCGTCCGCAGCAAAGCGGTAGACAAGCTGACTGCGTTCAGGAACAAGTTCGCATCTGTTTTCGCTTTAAGTAGCAAGGGCGATACGGAATCGTTGTTTGCAACGCAAGACGAGCAGATGGCTGACGAAGCCAAGACGGTCATTCAGGCGTATGTAGACATGGGTATCTTCTCGCTGGGTGAGTTTCTTGCGAACATTCGAAAGGATTTGGGTTCCGACATTCCTGTTTCTGCCAGGGCGGCGTTTGCGACTGCGTGGAAGGAAATGCATGACAACGGAGATATCCCAACTCCAATGGTTGATGTGAACAATGTTCGAGCTCTGTCTAGGCTTGCAAAGCAAATTGAGCGTTCGTTAGTGGAAGCTGGAATTACGAAACGTGACGATGTTGTCCAGGGAGTGCACGAGTCGCTGCAAGAGTTCATTCCTGAAATTACAGTTCGCGAAACGATGGATGCGATGAGCGGGTACGGTCAGTATTCGCAGTTGTCTGACAACGAAACCGACAAGATTCTTCGAGATATAAACGGGCAGTTGCAGCAGTTGGCTAAACTGGACGATATGCGCAACAAGATTGCTCCAGCAAAGACTGGTGTCGAAAGGCGAGAGCCAAGCGATGAAGAGCGACGTCTGATTGCTCAGGTTAATGAAATGAAACGACGTGGCGGGTTTGTTGTTACGGATCCAGAGTCGCAACTAAAAACAGCGATTGCTGCAACCAAAACTGCGTTACGAAACAGAATCAAGGATGTGCAGTTTGAAATAGACCGAAGGGAAAAGATTGTTCGTACTCGCACCGATACGAAGGCGGACCCAGAAGTTATAGAGCTTCGCAAGCAGCTAGATGAGCTTATGAAGCAGCATAAGGAGTTATTCCCAAAGCCTGAAGCTACGATGGACCAGCGAATTGCTGCGACCAGTCGAGTTCTGGACAGGGTGATTGCTGACTTGGAAAAACAATTGCAAACGGGTGAGTTCGCTGGACCGAGGTCAGCAGAGCCAATATCGACGCCAGAGCTGGATGCTAAGAGAGCTCGCATTGATGCGTTACGGGACCAGCGAGATTTGCTGCGTGGAGTTAAGAATCGCACTCCAGAGCAAATCGACAAAGCGTACAAGGCGAGCTTGATGAAGAAGATTGCTGACTACAAAGACATGGCTTTGCATAGCTACTTCGACCCAAAGCCAAAGAAAGAAGTCAGGGTTCTTACTCAAGAGCAATTAGCACTGAAGCTTGAGCTGCAGAAAGTGAAGGACGAGTTTTTCCGCCTGGCAGGTTTGTATCGACTGCAGAACATGAGCCCTAAGGAAAGAGCTTGGGATTACATCAAGGAAACAGTTCATTTGTCTCGAGCGCTGATGACGTCCTTGGACTTCTCGGCGGTGTTTCGTCAAGGTGGAGCTGTTGCGTTTGCTCACCCGCGAATGGCGGCTGAGACGAGCAAGGAGATGTACAGCGCGATGCGACGGGAAGCATCGGCATTTGATACAGCGGAAAAAATCCGCAATGACGACATGTACCAGTTTGCCATAACGGCTGGTCTGTCTATCACCGAAGAGGAAGGAAAAATTACCAAGCAAGAAGAGGCGTTTATGGGGCGCTGGGCGAGAACAGGCATTGGAGCGCCAGGCTCGAGTCTGAATGTGTTCAGTCAGAAGTTACTGACTCCAATCGCATCTTCTGCGCGAGGCTACATGACATTCCTTAACGGGATCCGCTTCAAGCTGTTCAAGCACATGGTTGCCAATCTAGGCAAAGGCGGTCAAGTGACTGCCGACGAAGCCAAGGTAATCGCCATGTACATCAACGCGGCTACAGGTCGGTCGGAGCTTGGTCCGATGATGAAGTGGGCAGAGCAAGCCAACATGCTGTTCTTTGCACCTCGATTCGTCGCATCGCGATTCCAGTACCTTGGAATGCCGTTGTGGTTGCTGGGAAGCACAAAGGTGTCTGGGCGAGTCAAGAAGGCGATTGCCATGGAGTACATTCGGCACGCGACTGGCGTCGGGTCGTTCCTTGCGTTGACGGTGGCTCTTGGAAGCCTGCTTGGGGACGATGATGAAGAAAAGCCAACGGTTAGCCTGGACCCTCGTTCAAGCGACTTCTTAAAGATTAAGCTTGGCGAGACTCGAATCGACCCGATGTCTGGCTTGTCGCAGGTTATGGTTTTGATGGGGCGTATTAGATACGGACAGCGAGTAGACCCAGATGGGGAGGTTGTGGATTTGCGAGGCGAAAAAGCTCCATACGGAGGACTTGGAGTGGCTGGTGTCATTGGGAACTTTATCCGAACAAAGCTTGCTCCAATCCCTGGTGCAGCATTGGATATAGCAACTTTGGAGAATGTTGTCGGTCAGGATGTGACTCCTTACTCGTCACTTGTGAACTTGTTTATTCCGTTGTCTCTCCGAGAAATCAGGGATACGGCTGAATCGCGAGGAATCCCGCAAGGCGCAGTAATCTCGCTGCTTTCATTGCATGGCATGGGAGCCAGCACGTACGGTCCAGAGTCGAATTACAGGAAGGGCACGATTGAGCAGCGCAAGAAGCAGTTCGATAAAGACCTGAAGAAGATGACGTTCGATTCAAAAGAGCCTGCTTACAAAGGGCTTCTGAGCAAAGAGCAGATGACTGAAGTTGCGGAACGTCGCGAAGACCGCAAGCAAGGGTTAGTGTACGCCGCGTCAGCGAACCCGATTCGAAAAACGTACAAAAACGAGGAGACGTATAGTCAAGCGGTAAAAGAAAGGGACGCTGCCTTGGAAAGCCTTAGAAAGTCAGGCTTTACGCTGGATGATTCTCGCAAACTGCTAATTAAACACTGGGAATCGTCCTACGGATCCGCGAGAGAGATGCGAGGCGGGGTTCGTGTTTACAAAGAAGCATTAAGTGACCGATTGAAACAGCTGAGAAAAGTGTATTCGCAATAGGTTTATAGCAAAGTTAGCCAGGTTATCGAAAACCGATAAGCTAAAAAAATTTCCAAAATATTCCCAGGGTGCAATTGCATCTTGGGGTGCGACTGCTAGGATGCTCCTGGTTGAGAGTGACCTTTAGCTTTGGAGATGACTATGAGTGACGAGGTGAAATTTAGGGCAAGTGCTGTCGGCAACTTGCTGGTCGGCGGGAACGCCATAACTGACAAACAGCTTGCGAAACTCGAAGAGCTGCAAGCCAGGAAAGACAATCCAGAAGCCAAGCCTTTGACTGCAAACATGCAGGCAGAACTTGACGAGCTGATTGCCAAGCGAGACGGAGATTTTGAGTTTGGTGCCACCGCGATGTCTTACATCCGCGATGTGTGGATGCGGAACACGTTTGGGTACGACGAGCCACTCGTTTCTAACGAGATCCTGAAGGGGCTGATGTGTGAGGATGAAGTCATTGGCATTATGACTCGTCAAATTAATGGTGGGTTTCGTGTCAAGAATGAAGACTCGTTTGAGGATTCGCACTTCACTGGCACACCTGACGTTATTCTCGACGATGCCGTTGAGGACGCTAAGGCATCTTGGACACTCAGGACATTTATCGAGACGCGACGTCCAGACCCAATGTACTACGCGCAGGGGCAAGTCTATATGGCGATGACTGGTCGTAAGATGTTTCGCCTGTGCCACGTCCTGGTGGACACCCCTAAGGCATTAGTTGATGAGGAGAAAAAGCGACTGTACTTCCGTTTCAACTGTGACGAGGAAAACCCCATTTACCAAGAGCTAATCAAGAAGGTGGATGCGATGCACATCATCGCACACAAGATTCCTGAGAAGGACAGGATTAAGGTATTTGAGTTTCCTATCAACCACACTTACCTCGATGAGCTTCGTTTGCGAGTCAAGCAGGCTCGTGTTGTCTACGCGGGCATGTCGCTTGGACTTGAGTTCTAGTTTTTACTTTTGTTTTGGAGATTGAGCATGAGTGAGAGTCTAAATTTGTACCAGCGTATCAACAAAGTCATGGAGAGCATGGGAGCCATCGGCAAAGGTGGTCGTGTTGATTACGGGGAAAAGTACGCTTTTCATCGCATCGATGACATCGACGACAAGTTGCGTGTCGCGTTGATTGAGCATGGTGTGGTTTGCACCGTAACGGAAATCACCGACAGGAAGCTGGAGTACTTTGTCGAAAAAGACAGGTACGGCAAGGACCGTGGTGCGTGGTACGCAGAGTGTGCAATCACCATTGAGTTGGTGAACGTAGACAGACCAGACGAACGAACCAAGATTGTTGGTTGGGGGCAAGGGCTCGACTACAGCGACAAGGCGACTGGTAAAGCGGTTAGCTACGCCTCGAAGTCAGCCTACTTATCAGCTTTCCACCTGCGAGGTCAGCCAGACAACGAGCATGACAATATTGTCAAGCCAGGCAAGGATGTCAACACCACCGCTGTTGTTACTCCTGCCGTGGAGTACGACGACCTAGACGAGGCTTCGCAAGGATGGGTGAATGCAATCAATCAGTCGGACGACGCTGAAAAGCTAGCTGAGCTTGGTATTGATTGGCGAAAAGAGGCAAAGAATGTGCAGAGCGCAACATTGCCTTACTATTGCGACATGTGGAAGAAGTTTCTGAATAAGGCTTCCACTAAGCAAGAACTGCACTCGCTAGGTCTTATCCTAGCGAAAGAAGCGAAGAGTGTTGGCGATGGAGTTCGCCCGTTCTATAAAGCCAAGGCAGCTACATTGAGTGAGTAATTTTGTGACCAATTTTGTGACAGCGTGTCACAGATTTTGACCTTTAAAGTTTTTAGGAGATTTGAAATGAGTGAAGTGGCTACAAGCGAAGTTGTTATTGAGAAGACCGAAGACCCGATGATGGAAGAGATTCGGTCGCAGTTGAGAATTAGTTCAGCTGTGCGTGAGTACCTGCGTGCAGTGGAGCAATTCGAGACTGCAAGCAAGGAGTTCCACGATAGCTGCAAGGCTGTTCGTGAGAGCATTAAACCAGACTCGAGGTTCGTCCTGCGTAGTGGCTACAAGCATTACTTGGTGACGAGTGATGGCGGAAACAATTTCAACGTAGAGTCGATTGAGATTATCTAGTCAGCATAACTTTTTTATAGAGAGCTATTATGTCAGAAGAAAAAAAGGCAGTCGTTCACGATAATGAACTGGCTGCAATTAAGGATAGTCGCAAGCGGGACATGTTGTTGTTCGCAGTAACGAAAGACGATTGCGATATGTGGATTGTTGCGGTGAGCGACCATCAAGCGAAGTTGGCGTTAATCGACCGCATTTACCCAATGGAGAAGTGCAGCAAGAAAGACAGGGACTCGCGGTACTTGGGTCTGCTTGAGACTGCTGCCGAGAAAGTCGCGACGGACAGTTGAGAGTTTGATAATGAAAATCGATAAGCAAGTCTGGGAAGCTATTCGTAAGTACCCAGACGCATATGACGAGGGGATGCAGGCTGCGATTGACGGTAAAGACGCAACAGCGTGCAAGTACCCGAATGATTTACCGCAAAGGTGGGCGTGGCGTGCAGGGTTTCTTGGCGTTTGTTAGTAAGGAATGAGAGCTATGGTGAAGAAAGAGTTTAACGGCAAGATTCGAGTCGACAGTCGCATTGAGGCGTTGATTCCTCCTCTCGAAAAAGAGCAATTAAGGACTCTCGAAGACTCCATCTTGGCGGAAGGAGGCTCGCATAGTCCTCTTTGGTTATGGGGCGATTTGCTTGTAGACGGTCACCATCGTTACAGGCTATGCAAGAAACACAAGCTGCCGTTCGAAGTGGTGCAAGTGTATGAAGATGCTGAAACGCTTGAAGAGGTTGAGTACCGCATTAAGCGTGACGCAATCGGACAGAGAAATCTTACTCTAGGTGCTCAGTCGAAGTTTCGCGCTGAGATGGTCGCGTATCACATCAAGAGCGGTTCGAAAAAGAGAGCTGCCGTCAAGACGGTTGCTGACGAATCAGAGGTGTCTATTCGCAAAGTGTACCGAGACGTTGAGCGAGCTGAACTGGTAGCAACGATTGACGATGAGGTAAAGCCTGTCACGGCAAACATGTCTACTCCAGCGGTCAAGAAACTCGCCAGCTTGCCTAAGCCTAAGCAGAAAGCAGCTGCGGAGCGTGCTGGTGGTGACGGCAAGAAGCTCGAGAAAGAGGTCAAGAAGGATACTCCTGCAGAAGCTGCTGCGAAGGTGAAGAGCATTGCGCACCAGCATCGAGACAAGTTGGTTCGCGCTATCGACGATTACCACCAGCACAAACCGAACGCTAAGGAACGCGACAGGCTGGTGAAAGTGACACAAAACGTCTCGTTGTGGTGAGGCGAAAATGATTGAACTACCTAAACTCAGACCATACCAGGAAGCATTAGTGCAAGAGGTTCGCGGAGCTCTCGTAAAGCATCGCAGTGTCATTGTGTGCATGCCTCCAGGTGCTGGTAAGACGAGAACGGCGAAGTACATCCTCGGCTTGTACCTTAATCGACCAAAGAGAGAGGGCGAGTCTGGCAAGGCTGCTTTTATGGTTCACCGGCGCGGTTTGGTGGAGAATGCAAGCGACTCATGCAACGAGCATCCACGCCTCCCGCATGGTGTCATCATGTCGGGTTGCGATACTGGACCAGGATATGATATCCAGGTGGCTTCGATTGACACGAAAAACAGTTGGTACGTTGATGGAGGCAACTACCGAAGCGATTTCACTTATGACTTCCTGGTATTCGACGAGATTCATGCTCACGTAGCTAAGTTCAGGACATTCCTGAAGGCACACAGCAAGAAGCGAGAAGAGCTAGGTTTGCGACCTGCATTTATCCTCGGGCTGTCTGCAACGCCGCAGCACAAAGAACTGAACAAAGTCTTTAATCACATTGTGACTGGACCGTCGCCGTCATGGCTCATTGAGAACGGGTTCTTGTCTCCATTTCGATACTTCCAAGCCACCCAGGGCAAGCTAGGGCTGCTTGTGAAGAAAGGAGATGATTACACCGAGGACAGTGTGGCGGAGGCGATGCAGGGGCTCGCTGGCGATTTGGTGAGAGATTGGAAAAAACTGGCAGAAGGACGGGCGACTGTTGGTTTTTTTCCGAGAAGGTCGCATGCGTACGAAGCGATGGAGCTGTTGCGGCAGAACGGAATTGATGCGCATTACGTGGACGGCGAGACGAATGATGAAGAACGTCAGTCGTTGTTCAAGAAGCTGAACTCTGGCGAAATTCAATACATTTGCAACGTAGGGGTTATCGAGCGAGGAACAGACATTCCTCGAGTGGGGTGCGTGCAGCTATGCACTGCTATTGGAAGTGTTGTTCGGTATCGGCAAATGGTTGGTCGAGGCTCGAGAGTGCACCCAGATGTTCCAGACTGCATCGTGTTGGACCATGCAAATAGCGTCAGGAAACATGGTTTTTTTGAGGATGACATTGCGTGGACGCTGGAGTGGGGCGAGCGACCAGCAAAGACGCATGAGCCCAGGGCAACGATTAGCTGCCCATCATGTGGAGCAATTTACAGAGGCGGTAAGTGTCGCGCGTGCGGATACGAGCCAACAGGAAAAGACAGAAAGTCGCAAGGTCTTGAGTTCGTTGGTGGCGAGCTGAAGGAAGTTACGAAGTCCAACAGAAAGGAACCGAAGAAGTACACCTGCGAACAGATGATGACAATTGCCTTGTTCAAGGCTGGACATATTGGCGGAACATGGGGTCAGGCGTGGTCTATAGCTAAGAGGATGGCAGAAAAGCAAGGCACGGCGTTTCGAGTTCCTGCAACGGTCGAAGTGGCAGGTCACAGATACAAAACGATTCCGTACGGTCATCCAGACTGCAAACGAAAGGTTCGAGATACCTACGGATTCACTGTCGGTAAGTATAACAAGGAACATAACCCATACAGGACAGGAAGCTAGCTAATGGAAATGCCGTTTAAGAAAGTTGACGAGTACGACTTGGCTTGGGTGCGAGACGCATTGAACGTCATGAGAGTCGAACTCGGGCAGTGGAAGACAACGACTGTTCAGTTAGCCGACAGGTTAGAGGCAGCGGAGAAGTCGCTCCACGAAGCACGAGTGCAACGACAGCAAGACGTAATCAAGATGGGTTCGTTGTCGGTTGAACGCGACCAGTTCAAGAAGATTTGCAGCGACCAGGAAGAACGAATATTGAAGCTGGAGGCATCAATGGACAAGGCGCGAGAATACATTCTCGGGCTAAAGAGGCATGAGGCAGTAACGTAACGTGTTTGTGATTTGACGAAACTGTTTTAGGAGAGAGTGAGATGATGATTCAAGACGTTAAGCGTATGGCGTACATGAAAACGAAAAATGTCATGGACCGTGACTATTACGGTACTCCGCCAGAATTTGTAGACATGGCTCGGTCTGTCATGGGAAACATAGAATTGGATCCTGCTAGCTGCCGAGAGGCTAACGAGCGATTCATTCACGCGAGTCGGTTTTACGACGAACAAACGGATGGACTGAAGCAGTCGTGGGCTACGTCAGCACTATGGCTGAATCCTCCGTACTCAGGGCGAGGGGCGTATGAGTTTGCGCGTAAGTTTGCGGATGAAGCGTTAAGCATCACGCAAGCTATAGTGCTAGTGAACTCTGCAACTGGAACAAGGGCATTCCGTTACCTGTTTGATAACTGTGATGCGATTTGCTTTTGCAGTCGCCGTATTCAGTTCGTCGATCCGTCAGGATTACGTTCGCAAAGCAACAACTCGAAAGAGCAGTTGTTCTTCTACCGTGGGCGACGCATAGCACGGTTCATGTCGGTCTTCTGCAACATTGGACGTATCGTAAGGACGAAATCATAATGCCAGGGGGAAAAACAGCTGGCGAGTCTGGTAAAGCTGGCGAAGACATTATAGGAATCCAGCTTGCAGCGCTTGGATTTTATATTTACCCAAAATGGGCGATATGGCGAAAAGCTAAAAAGAAAAGTCTTTTTGCTATGCCGAAAAAATATGCCGTACACCAAATGCGGTATGAAAGCATTTACCGTCCAAACACAAACTGCCAAATGGACTGGGGGTGTTTTATTGAGGATGTTTTGGTTTTGCATATAGAATCAAAAGTTCAAACAGGCCAAGGCAGTGCAGCTGCAAAGTCGGTCGCTTCCGTGTATGAGCTTGAGGATCAAATTACTCGCGGCAAGTGCCCAGAGGCTTATCTGATTATTCCACATGTAGATATCCTAAATACCTTGCCTAATTGCGATGCAGACTACTTCCGCTGGGCTGAGAGGCTGGTGCGAAAATCAACACTGCCTGTTGCTTGCGGAGACGTAGGTGCTTGCGGAGCGTATCTGGTCAAAAGGTTTCGGACGACCAAAAGGATTATTGAAGTATGAAGCTAATTCATGGAAGTTCTCTTACTGTTAGTGTTCCTCAATTTGACCACATTGTTACTTCGCCGCCGTACTACAAACTGCGAAAGTACGGTGGAAAAGGAGAGCTTGGTTGGGAACCCAGCGAGCAGGAGTACATCGATAACTTGGTTCAGGTGTTTACGCGATTATGGAAACAGCAACCAGAGGAAGGGACGTTGTGGATAAACATAGGCGATAAGCACGATAAAGGCAGGCTGATGGGTTTGCCTTGGAGGTTGGCTATAGCGTTGATGCCACTCTATACATTGCATTCCGACAATATTTGGCACAAGCGCAGAATCATGCCGCAATCAGCGAAGACGCGATTTACTTGCGACCATGAGTATGTGTTTTTGTTTAGCAAGTCGTCGAAAGGATACACTTTTAACCATGAAGCAGTCATGCAAAAATCCCTATGGGCGCATGACCGCAGAGCAGGAAAAGGAGCGCATCGATACAGGCAAAAGAGGGAGCGAGATGGTTTAGGTCATACGGCTCCAGTGGTAATTAACGAGAAGCGATTGTGTCGTACTGTCTGGAATGATATTTCGACTAGCCAGGAAGATAAAAACCATTCTGCGACCTTTCCTGTGGCTATACCAGAAAGGTGCATATTGGCTGGAAGTAATCCTGGCGACACAATCCTCGACCCCTTTTGCGGCACTTGCACTACTGGCGTGGCAGCGGAAAAGCATGGACGCAAGTTCGTAGGAATCGATACCAATAAGGAGTTTTTCCCAAAATGAGTTCCATCATCATCGGCATCGATCCATCGCCTCTCTTGCAAGCGTGCGTCTTGTTTGACGTAACAGAGAAGCGTGTCGTATCGGTAGGCACGTTCAAAGCGGACGATTTGCCTGATGCGTTATTCAAGCAAAAGGTTGCCATCGAATGGATTGAGTCGTACGGCATGGCAGTCGGGCAAGAAGTGTTTCGGACTGTGTTTCAAATTGGACGCATGCAGCAACAACTTGGAGTTGTTCGTCTGATTCCAAGGCGAGATGTAAAGCTAACGCTATGCGGTTTAGCTCGAGCGAAGGACACCAACATTCGCCAAGCGTTGATAGACGCGATTGGAGAGGTTGGCACGAAGAAGAATCCAGGACCGCTTTACGGCGTTTCTGGGCATTACTGGGCAGCGTTAGGCGTTGCTTACACGGCAAGTCGGTGTGAGCCGACGGAACATGAAGCGTTTTTTCACGTAGAGTAATTCTGTGACAGCGTGTCACAGAATGTAGGTTTACTTAAAGAGGAGTTTGACAGTGACAGGATTTGAACAAAGAGATAACAACGGAGTTCTTTTCAAAAACGATAAGAAGACGAGCGATAAACACCCAGACTACAAAGGCAATGCGATGGTCAACGGCGAGGAGTTCTGGCTCAGCGCGTGGATTAAGGACGGCAAGAACGGTAAGTTCATGAGCATCGCACTTCAGCCAAAGGAGGAATCCAGCGGGGAAAAAAGCAAACCCTCCAGGGGTAGTGCTGGAGTCGATGAATCGGAAATGCCATTCTGATGTGACCGTCCGTTGCCAGTGTGCAAGGGATAGGTCGCTGTGGGTTGACGAGCCAGACAGGAAGCGAGCCGATTGGATTCGAACAGTGTGTGGCGTGTGTGGCAGATGGTTAGGTTATCGTCCGAAGGGTAGAGATTATGAAGAAAATGAGCGATAAGGCACGGAAGCGATATCAGGAAGCAAAACCTGTTCGTGATGCGTTGCGTGCTGAAGTTGGGCGATGCGAGATAACTGGAGCCACTGGCGTTCCTCTTGATGTGCATGAAATATGCCGGGGAGTGAACAGAAGTAAAGCACTAGACAAGCGGTTTGCGCTGCTTGTTGTGTGCCGTCTAGCTCACGAAGAGTTGGGCTCTGCGAGCAAGTGGCCTGAAGCTCGGCAGTTGGCGTGGCTTGCTGAGCGAAGACTGTATGATTTTGATTTGAAGGCATATCTGGAACTAACGAGCCCCAGAGCGCCAAACAGGATAACTTTAGAGGAGGTAGTAGAGCACATGAGTGATGAGCTGTTCAAAGTGGAAGAGGTGGCTGTTCGTCTTCGCGTGAACAGACGGACGGCACAAAGCTGGATAGACTCTAAGGAACTGCCAGCAATTGACGTCAGACCAGACGGTGCGCAACGTGCCATGTGGAGAGTCAAGCCAGAGGACTTGTTGCGATTTGTCCAAGACCGTAAGTCCAAGGAGTCGCTGTAGTGATTGCGTATATTGAAACAAAGATAACTAGGATGTTTGATGAAATGCCGTCAGGTGGCAGGTTTAACGAGACAACAACAACCTACGATACTATTGATTGCTGCGATGCATTCGATGCTGAACAAGAGGTTCGGAGGCGAAAAAGCAATTTAGCCGACAAGTATACCGACAAGTTTGTTTGGTTTGATGTAAAGCGTATTTCTCTAGACGAGTTTGAGCTTGCTTGTGTGAAGGACGAAGCGTTTGAAAGAAAGTTTGCAATATGAATTCAAATCAAGGCTGCATTGGAGCTTTGTGTATGCTTGCTTTGCTGTTTTTCGCAATGACAGCATGGAGTTTGTGGCACATGGCAGGACTTTACGACCGCATTAACACATTAGAAGAGAAAGCTACCAGGATTGAAAATGGACAAAACAACTGAGACTGAAGAACTAGCAAAAAGACTGAAGGAACTGCGACTAATTGAAAGCATGCTGGTTGATGTCCACGATTGGTTCGAGAAACACGAACACGAAATGAGAAACGTAATCGATTACTATGACCTGAGCGATGCAATCAACGAAGTGCAGAACACGCTTTATGACATTGAGTACACCTTAGAGGAGGACGACGAAGATGAATAAATTTCCAGTCGGTCCCGAAACCGTCAAGAAAGCCGCAAAGACGGTCCCAGGTCAGTTGGCCGTATTGCTCAATGAAGTGCTGTACTCGGCGGACTACAAAAAGGTTTTGGAGCCTGGATTCTCCGACATGCCGCAGATTGAACGCCGTCGATGGGTGGCGGAAGATGAAGTTTTCAAAGGGGACAAGCCAATCCCGTCAGGCATGAAAGGAATGGCAAACAGAAATTGCTATTTCGAGACGCAAGAACTAATGATTGCGATCCGTGACTATTTAGAATTCATGAGTTTTAAGGAAGTGATACCGTGAGCATATTTGAAGTCGGTCAGAAGTGGTACACGCGAGGCGGGAAATTAGTAACTATCGTGTACATCAACGAAACAGCTTTAGTGCTTGAAGACGAGAATAAAGGGGTTCATGTTGTTGGAGCAAATGGGCAAATGTACGGTGGTTCTAATACAAACCACGCAGACGACTTGTTTGAACAGAATATTCCGCCGAGATACCGTCCGTTCGCCAATCGATACGACTTCGCTCCATACAGAGACAAGTGGGTAAAGAACAAGCACGACGGGACGTCGACGTGCAGAATTGGTGGGTACGATGACAGTTTTGTGTTTTTCCCTCCAATACAAGATGCGATGACCTACGAGAAATGCTTCGAGATTTTGGTGTTTGATGACGAAACGCCATTCGGAGTTAAAATCGCATGAACAATGACAGCCTCGGTTTAAGCTGGACCGTAGCGTTTACGGTGGCGATGGTTGCGATTGTGTTCGCACCGACGCAAGAAAAGCCAGAATGGGAATACAAGTATCGCGCCGAAGTGGTTCGAGTTGTAGACGGAGACACTGTAGACGCGACGGTCGACCTTGGGTTCAACCTAAAGCTGTCAGCTCGCTTTAGGCTGCTTGGAATCAATGCCCCTGAGAAGAATACCCGAGAGGGAAAGGAGTCGCTGGCAAGGCTTGCTGTGCTGCTTCCTGTGGGTTCCTCGGTTGTAGTTCAGACTACCAAGGACAAGAAAGAAAAGTTTGGGAGGTACTTGGGAACTTTCCTGTTAAATGGAAAGAGCGTCAATCAGCAGTTGGTTGACGAGGGTTTTGCTGTTTTGAAAGATTACTAGGAGAAAAGTTATGAGAGTTCTAGGCTTATTGTTTGTTTTGGTTTTGGGGTCGTCGGCAACGGCGCAGGACTTTACGGCGAGATACGACACGAGGGGTCCGAGATTCACTTACGGAACGTACAAAACCAGCAGCGGCGAGGTTGGTTCTGTGTCGTACAACCGTGTCGGTCGTTTTACTTATGGGTACTTCAGCGATGGGTCTCGCTCGACCACCACTCAAGTGGGACGTCGTATCTACACCGACATCTGGATTAACAGGTAACAGCCATGCGAGTAACAGATAACGCTAGCGTCGTTCGCGACCTAGCGCTGGAGGATTTCGACGGGTGCTGGATAGCTCAGGATGGTGGCTCGTTTAGCCTGCATCGCAATAGCGGGTCGTCAACATCTAGTCTGACGATTAGCAGTGAAGATGCGCTCTGGATTATCGATACACTCGGGCTCGACGCATCGTTATCGATATCGCGTCGTCGGGTTGTTCTTTGGAAGCAATAAACTCCGATTCTGTGACAGAGTGTCACAAAACTTTTTATTAACTTAGCGAGGTAGAGATGAGTAAGAAGTCTGGCGAATATTTGAATCAAAAGAACTGTAGGTTGTTGAAGATGGACGGCTACAGTGACGAAGAACTTAAGAATCTAGGATACGATGAGGATACCATCAGGCGGACTATCGTCGCGCTGAATGGACCTCGCATCAATAAAACCACCAAAAGATGCAAGGAGTGCGGCGCGAAGTGCTACTACCTAGACCGGGGTGGAGATTGTTACGAATGCGCATTGAAAACGAAGATTGCCAGGGAAGGAAAGATTCCGTCTACTGACAAGGTGTTTGCCAACGACGGTTGGAAACAGTGCCAAAAGATGATGGATCACCCAGACGGGTTGATTTAACGATAGGATTATCCGAGGCGACCAATGCCAGACAGTTACGAATTACATTTACGCCAAATCGCGAGAGCAAAGATGGAAGAGCAAAAGACTAAGCCTTCGGATCAATCCGTTGTTCATACGCCTGGACCCTGGGAGGCAGTTCGGTCATTAACTTGTGGTCATCTCAGAGCGGCACACAATTACCAAGTGGACCCTAAAGAAGAATGGACAGATGCAGACCTTAAATTGATTTCGGCAGCCCCCGAAATGCTTAAAGCTTTGCGGCGAATCGTGCGGCATCAGGATTGCATTGGCGGGTCGATGGCGTCCATGTCGTCTACGCGACACATGGCAGCGCAGGCGATACAACACGCTACTGGAGAGGTCGTGTGAACGACATGGTTTACCGAGCCCCCTTCGGTAGACTTTCCATTTTAGAAACCGTTGTGAGGGGGCTTCGGTAGAACCAATTGTTTATAGTGCCTTATGCCAAGAAACATTTCCTTTGCGTTGACAACAGATCAGATTCGGAATCGGACTAAGACGGTCACCCGTCGTCTAGGCTGGAAGAATCTCAAGCCTGGTCAGATACTCAACGCGTGCGTGAAGTGCATGGGATTGAAACCAGGGGAACAGATTCAGCGATTGGGTCAGATTCGTGTTGTCAGCGTGTTTCAGGAGCCATTGGTGGCGATGATGCGTGATGAGGCATACGGAAAGGCGGAAGCCCAGCGAGAGGGTTTCCCACAGATGGACGGCAAGCAGTTTGTAGAAATGTTCTGCGAACACATGCGACCAGTAAGCGGTTGCGTCACAGAGGTTACGCGGATCGAGTTCGAGTACGTTGATTAGGTCAAATGAACGCTTGAAGCAGTCTGTTGTTTCTAATGAAAAAGGGGTGTTATTCATTAGAGAAAAAACGGCAAAAAGATACTGGGAAAACAGGTGACTCGCCTCTGATAATCCCGCAAAAGGGCAGCTGGAAGCTAGTCAAACGAATCCACGCCGTGAAGTTTACAGTGACATCGACAACACACAACCATGATGTCCGTTCTCTTCTCTCTTCCAAGGCTTCGGTAGTGCTTGTGGTGGCATTGTAATCCTTTAGTCGTTCCGCACATCTCGCAAGTCTTTTGTAGCTGCCTGAACGACTTAGAGCGAGCCGCCCACTCGCTAGACTTTATGTACTTCCTGTAATCAACCCTCTTTTTCCTCAAAGGTTTAACCACCTTTGCTACAAAACGAGGCTTCCCCGACTTAGTAAAGTTTTTTGCGTTATTCACCCAAAGTCTGAACGCGGTTTGCTTGTCCACGTCAGTAGGATTGTGCCGTAAGTAAATCTCAAAGTCCTCTGGATACATAAACCACCTACTTAAAAACAGCTGTAAGGTCCAAAAGTCGACAAGTCTAAGCGCAAAACCCCCCTCCTGCACCGCGCTAAGCCACGCAACCAATGCCGCTTGTCTCGGCATTCCCATCAGCACCAGGATATTTTAACGATAGAGCGTACATTACTGCACGTTATCGCCGTGCTGGCTTCGCGTAATTGCTTTCGCAGTGACTCACCAGCATATCGGATTTGTCGCCATGCCTTTGTTGCTCTCGACGCTCGGTAGCATGACCGTTGAACCGTTTTGCCAGATATGGGCTATCTGAGCCCATCAATAAAGAAAGCCCAGGTACTCCTGGAGGTGGAATCCTGAACAACACACCCAAGTTCGCGTTGCCAAGAACTCCAGGTGTAACTGGGCTCTGATGTAAACTACTTGGGTTTTTGTTGCCGTCAGGATTTCCACGTCCATTCGACAGAAGCATTGTTATCATTGCCACACAAAAGTCAATCAACTATATTCAAAATGTTCGATGTCACCCAAAACAAGGAAAAAATCGATGCTCTGAATGTATTCGTGACCCGCCAAACGTGATTTTGACTGTTTCTTGGTTCAGTTGTCTTCAAATATGTTAGGGTTCAAAATGATTTCTAAGCTAGTTCGTGCGAAGTTTCGGGTCAAAATCAACAGCCTTTCTGCCGAGTCCAGAATCATCCGCGTGGAGGAGAGGCGATGTGTCGGACAAAAGCGTTCTTCCGATCGCGGAGTCTTGCGGTGGCATCGGGTCAGCCTGCTGAGAGATGAGCAAAGGGCAACACTTTTGGCGTATGCCTTCGTTCGTGGCGTTCCTTACAAGGTTGTGGAGGGAAAAGGTGCCACGCCTTCAGATGCAATTATCGGCAGGATTTGCGAGATATCCCGCAGTCTGGCTTGGCGACGTATCTCGAATGATGACGTCGCCCCTGCAGAAGCTGCTGCGAAGGTGAAGAGCATGCGTCTGGCTTGGCGACGTATCTCGAATGATGACGTCGCCTGCTGGATGAGTGGTGTAAAAGAAAATGCGGCTTAACTAAGCCACATTGGCGACCATAGCATCAAGGCGATGCAAACGGCTTTCAATCCGTCTGAGGTGGGTTCGATTCCTACTGGTCGCAATTAGTCTGCTCCCTGTCTTGGGTTCAGGACTTCAGCCACCACGAACGTTTTAACCCTCACCATTGACGCTGGAATCACATCGTCGTTCTCTCGTCGGACTTCGACCGGCCATTCGTACTGAGGCAGTCCAAGCCAGCTCAACGCCGCTTTAACCGCCTCCTGCTTGGCTGCGCTGTACATGGAAACGTTTCCATAGTCGTTCCAGATGTCGGAACCTTCGAGTCTTGCTTGTGTGTTCGTCATTGTGCTTCAACCTCTTCCTTTTTCTTTTCGAGTAGCTCAGTTCGTACAACTTCAATCTCCCGAGGAGCATCGATTGCCAGATTTGTTGTTCCGCCAGCTTTTACCGTAATCACAATCGTTCCACCAATCGTGATGGACTCCCCAACTTTTCGTTTAATCATTAGCATTATTAATTCTTTCTGTTTAGTGGCTTACCATGCAAGCCATTCCATGATTGCTGTCCATTAGCAGTAGTGCGGTCGTCGAGCTGGCATCGGCTCAGGCGGCCACGATTCAAGCCTAGCGCAGAAGTGCCCTTCGGATGCTACGGATGACGGAGAACGACGATTGCTATTCTCTCGCTCGCACCATGCACGCAGTTCCACCATAGCCTTTTCGGCTTCCTCCACTGACGTGAAGTGTCCATAGCGTGGTGGCGTCTCGTCCCAGTCTCCATCGGCAGGAGTGTAGGTGTCATACCACCATCCCCCCTCCTCGGGTCCACCATAGTCGCGGTCGTGCAGATACAAGTTCGCGTACAGATGTGGTGTTGCGTCTGCAATCTCCCACGATCCTGTTTCGTCCTCGCCTTCCAGCTTCGTTTGCTCCACGCGTCCGTCCTTCCATCGGACGGTAATCGTTCCGATTGTTTCGTAACCGTCGCGGTCGCAATCCTCTTCAATTGCAATGATTGTCCCGCCGATAGCGTTATCGGGAACAATCCATTCACCTTCGCCGTTCAGGTGCACAAACGTAACCAAGCTACCTACTCTCATTTCTAATCCCCTTTTCTTCGAACTCGATACTTACAGACGGTTCACCGTGAACTCGTGTTACTGTTACTCTCACTCGCTGGCTTGCGCAACCGCAGCAAACTAGCAAAAGCAAAATCCATTTTGCCATCTCGATACTCCTTTAGTTTTGTTCTGGGTTGTAAGTCACTTCCGCCTTGAACTCTCTGCACTCTTGGTTCAGGCTTTCAATTAAATCAATGTGCGATTCCACGTTATCGCTGTCGTCGTCTGCACCTATATCCTTCATGACTCGCATAATCGTATAAGCACCCGCAAAGAACGAGTTGCGCATGTCAGTGTATTGC